AAAAACAAAATATAAAACATTGGATGGTGAAGCTGTTGAGGCAGTCGAACCTGGCACTGTAAGAGATTGTCGTGAGTTTATCAAGAGATATTCTGAGGTAGAAAACTTTAAGGTGTATGGTAATGACAGATACATTTATCAATATATTTCAGAACAATATCCCGAAGAAGAAATTAAATTTGATGTTAATAAAATCAAGATTACCACTTTAGACATAGAAGTTAAGTCTGAGAATGGGTTTCCTGATGTAGAATCTGCATCTCAGGAGATATTACTTATTTCAATACAGGATTACAATACAAAACAGATTCGCACTTGGGGTCAAGGACCTTTTAATAATAAACAACAGAATGTAATATATAAAGGATTCGATAGTGAGTATGAATTACTAAATGATTTTATTCACTGGTGGATGATTGAAGATAATACACCAGAGGTTATTACTGGATGGAATAGTGAATTGTATGATATACCTTATCTTACACGTAGACTTGATCGTGTCCTTGGAGAGAAATTAAAGAAGAGATTATCACCTTGGGGTTTGGTGACTGAAGATGAACTTTATATTGCTGGTCGTAAGAACATTACATATGATATTGGTGGTGTTACTCAACTTGATTATCTAAATCTCTATAAAAAGTTTACATATAAGGCACAAGAGTCATATCGTTTGGATTATATTGCAAGTGTTGAACTGGGGCAGAAGAAATTAGATCACTCAGAGTTTGATACATTCAAGGATTTCTATACAAAAGGATGGCAGAAGTTTGTAGAATATAACATCATTGACGTTGAACTTGTTGACCGTCTGGAAGATAAGATGAAACTGATTGAACTTGCAATTGTTATGGCATATGATGCCAAAGCAAATTATGCTGATGTATTCTCTCAGGTTCGTATGTGGGATACAATTATTTACAACTATCTGAAGAAAAGAAATATTGTTATACCTCCAAAGGAGAGGTCAAGTAAATCTGAAAAATATGCAGGTGCATATGTAAAAGAACCAATACCAGGCAAGTATGATTGGGTGGTTTCTTTTGACTTGAATAGTCTATATCCTCATTTGATTATGCAGTATAATATTTCTCCAGAAACTTTACTTGATCAAAGACATCCATCAGTTACTGTCGATAAGATACTTTCTGAAGACATTACCTTTGAAATGTATAAGGATAATGCTGTATGTGCGAATGGTGCAATGTATCGTAAGGATGTTCGTGGTTTTTTACCAGAACTAATGGAAAAGATTTACAAAGATCGAACCATTTATAAAAAGAAAATGTTGGAGGCAAAACAACAATATGAAAAGAAAAAAACCAAAACATTGGAGAAGGAGATCGCAAGGTGCAATAATATCCAAATGGCACGGAAGATCCAACTTAACTCTGCTTATGGTGCTATTGGTAA